GGAAGAACAGGAGGACGACAATGGCTGAATACATCGAGCGCACGGAAGAACTCATGCTTGCCATGAACGCCGGGGCGAGAGCAATTGAGAACACGAAACGATATCATAGTTCTATTTACGCCAAGGATGTGTTTTCGGAGAGCCCACAGGAAATCCCATACTTGCAGGCCGCCAAAGTGTTGCGGGAAGTAAGCGATGCTCCCGCCGCTGATGTGGCCACGGTGGTACATGGGCGAAAAATTGAAGACGGAGACATAGGGTGTTTTTGGCTGTGCTCTCTGTGCGGCGAATGTTTGCCGTATGGTGCGAATTACTGCCCCAACTGCGGGGCAAAGATGGACGGAGGTGGTGAGGATGCGGCTGATTGATGCGGATGCGCTCCCAAAACTGTTAGATGCCGAATATAAACAAACGATGAAACTGATATGGGAAGGGGAAAAGCACCTTGACAATTTAGCAGAGGGGTTTACGGAGGCCTCCCACATAGCGAAATATATTGCCCCCACCGTTGACGCTGTGCCGGTGGTGCGGTGCAAGGACTGCAAGTACAGTTGCAAAGATGGAAATGGACGTTCCTGCGAAGGCTATTGGTATGAGCTGAGCGAGTACGATGTCACAGTAAAGGACGATGACTTTTGCAGCTACGGAGAAGGGAAGGACTATGATTAAAGACAGCGGAGAAAGAACAAAGTTTCCAAGCGGAGCACTCCGGGATATGCACACGGGCAAGGGACGGATGGATTTGCTCCCTTGGTTGGCTATCATGGAAGTGTCGAAGCACTGCGAGGCGGGTGCTTTGAAATACGGGGAGCATAATGTCGATAAAGGAATCCCAACCCACAGTCTGTTAGATTCCGCCATTCGCCACGCAGCAAAATATTTGGCGGGCTATGTAGATGAGCCGCACCTTGTAGCTGCGGCGTGGAACCTACTGTGGGCGATCGAGATGGAGATTGTCCATCCTGAATGCGTGGACACTCCGTGGAGGGCAGCCGATGGCGAATAAAGACGCAATGCTGGAAGCCTTGGAGGAAATCGAGAACGGTATGTGCCGCATTAAGGAGCGACGGAGCATTTGGCAGAATAGCCTTGTATATGCACTCTGCCAAGCTGTGCGGCTGCTTCTGATGGACAAGATCAAGGAGGGACGGAAATGAGAATTGACGGCAAAACCCTGCCCAACAACCCCATGAAAGCGTACCAGCAGGGAAAGCTGATAGGGACAAAGCAGAATATGGATTTGGTATCCGAAGTGCTGCTTACAAAGTTTGGATTCCATGTGCTGGAGGAAACGCCGGACAGTCACGACACCATGAGCATTGAGTATCTGCAAAAGTGCCTTGTGAAGCTGGTGAATGCAAAGAACAGCGGCTATGTGACCAAGAAAGACATTGCGGACGCTCTGCGGAGCGACTACAAACTAATCAACAACGCAGAGTGAGGAGGCGGGCATGAGCAGAAAACAAACACTGCCGTATGATGTGCGGCTTGAGTGCATCGCCTATGTCAGAGGTTATCCACGGAGAGTACAGGCATACAACGATGAACGGAGCGAGATACTGAGCGGCGGAAGCAGTGCAACGGAGGGAATGCCCCACTCTCCAGGCATTGGTAGGCCGTCCGAAAGCAAGGCGGAGCAGCTTGCCGCCATAGAAAACTGGCCGGAAACCAAGAAAATGCGGGCAGTGGAATACGCCATAGATCGATGTGGGCGGGATTTGGAGAGTGAGAGCGTCCGAAAGCAGCTTACACAGGGGATCATGCGCAACTGTCAGGGCAAGCACAAGTATTCTCGAAGTAGGATCATCGTGCCGGGGATAAGCGAGCGGACATTCAGCAGGAGAAAAGAGCAGTTTTTGCTTGACATAGCCATATATTGTGGTTTTGCAGAGAAAGTTGGCACAAATTCCACCTAATGATGTGCTACAATAGGTACAGTGGATGATAAGGCATAGCCATCCACCCGTCTTTCCACTCAACCCGTTTCCTCCATCTTATGCGCCGCCGGTATTGGGCGCACCTTCTGGCACCGAAAGGTCATACCGGCACAAACAGCCTGTAGGGAAACCTATAGGCTGTTGTTATATGCCGTGCGCTCGTTGCACCCCACGATCAGGGGCGGGAGGTCGCACCTCCCACACGGCACCTATATATGCAGGCGTAGCTCAGTCGGATAGAGCGGAGCAAGGCAAATGTCGGGTTTCTGTCGCTGGTTCGAGTCCAGCCGCTTGCACAAGAGGCCGGGTAGCACCCGGACACTGTGAGACCGTTCGTCGTGGCTCACATGGAAATGACAATGCTCGCTGAAAACTGCGCGTGAGGATGCGTCCTCCTTGCCATGACCGAACAGCGGCGCTTGAGATGCTTGCGGGGCCTCAAGCGGGCATGAGCGTGTGACAATCTAAGCGGGAAGACGGCCAATATGCGGCATAGGTGCCCCGTAAGGGGAGACCACAGCGAGTGACGGGGACTTTCCCTGAAGCGCTAAAGCAGGGCAGGACTGCAATGCCGCACCAAAAGCGGAGAGCCGCTGCCGTGGGCAAATGGCATAGCGCCTGCCCGGAAGTGCGGCTATACCGCTCAGAAGTGAGTTGTGGAAAAGACATTGCCACCTGCTGGCAAACTGTGTAACCCATGTTTGAGAGCTTCCAGAAGGCCGCATGGGAGGGGAAAGACTGTTACTGTAGCCAAGGGGTGGGGGCTGGTGACAAAACAGGAGGAAAGCATGGAAATCACAAAACGGCGGCTTGCGGATATTGTGCCGTATGCCGCCAACGCAAAAAAGCATGATAAGAGGCAAATCAACAATGTTGCGGAGAGCATCAAGCAATACGGATTTGTGCAGCCGATTGTGATTGACCGTGACGGTGTGATCATAATCGGTCACTGCCGCGCTCTGGCGGCGAGAAAGCTGACTGCGAGAAAGGAGGGCGCGTATGGCAAGGCCAAGAAAGGAAATAGATCAGAAGCAGTTCGAGAACCTCTGCGGCCTGCAATGCACGCTTGAGGAAATCTGCGGCTGGTTTGATGTATGCTCGGACACATTGGAAACATGGTGCAAACGAACCTATAAGAGAAGTTTTTCGGAAGTTTTTGCGCAAAAGCGAGGAGCGGGGAAAATTTCACTGCGTCGGAGCCAGTGGCAGCTTGCGGCAAAGAACGCAAGCATGGCGATTTGGCTGGGGAAACAGTACCTTGGGCAGCGCGATATTGTGGAGCTGGGTTTACCGACTGACAACACGCAGGATGACGCATTGAGTGTGAGCCTGCGTGAAATGGCAAAGGAGCTTGAGAGCGATGATTAAGATTTACGGTTGCAGCGATGACCTTGTGGAAATTTACGGTAGCGTTTATAAAGAAGACGAAATCGACTGTTTTGACCATGATGTTCGTATCCGTTTTTTTGATGGGACGATTATCCGTATTGGCTATCCCAAAAAGGACTTAGGCGGTTGGTGGATTGAGGTTGAAAAACAAGGGACGGCAAAACAGGCGTTGACATTATGTGATAACGAAGATGACGATATTTATAGTGACATCTTCGAAATTGACGCGGAGATTAAAAGCCATTCTGTGATTAAGCAGAAATATCCGGACAGACCATGATTAGCCACAAGCAGAAAAAAATCCTCGCATTTCCATACAGTTGCTATGATGCCTTGATCTGCGACGGCGCTGTGCGTTCTGGCAAGACCTCTATCATGATGTGGGCGTTCGTCCGCTGGGCGATGGAGAATTTCAGCGGTCAGCGCTTCGGCGTGTGTGGACGCACGGTGGACAGCTGCACCAAGAACATCATCGTGCCGTTCACGGCGATGAGTTTGGCAAAGGAGCGCTATATCATTCGATGGAGGCGCGGTGACAAGGTGATGGAAGTCCGGCGCGGTGCCGTAACGAATTACTTTGAAGTGTTCGGCGGCAAGGACGAGGCAAGCTATACGCTGATCCAGGGCCGCACGCTGGCGGGGGTGCTGCTGGACGAAGTGGTGCTGATGCCGCGCTCGTTTGTGGAACAGGCATTGACCCGCTGCTCGGTAGATGGTGCAAAGCTGTGGTTTTCCTGCAACCCGGGAAGTCCACAGCATTGGTTTTATACAGAGTGGATCAAGCGAAACCGAGAGCGGAACGCGCTGTATCTGCATTTTGAAATGACGGACAACCCCGGCTTATCTCAAAAGACGCTGGAACGCTATCAGGCAATGTTTTCCGGCGTGTTCTACGACCGATACATTCGCGGCTTGTGGGTTGTGGCCGAGGGGCTGATCTATCCCATGTTTGACGAGAGCTGCATTGTGGACGAGCTGCCGGAAAAGGGCGAATACTATGTGTCCTGCGACTATGGCACACTTAACCCGTTTTCTGCAGGACTTTGGTGCTGGGACGGCAAGGCGGCCACGCGCATCCGCGAGTATTACTATTCCGGGCGCGAGAACCAGAAGAACAAGACGGACGAGGAATACGCCGACGAAATTAAAAAGCTTATCGGCGAGGCGGACGTCAAAAGCATTATCGTTGACCCGTCTGCAGCCTCGTTTATCGAGGTTTTGCGGCGGCGGGGCTATATGGTGCGAAAGGCCAACAACGACGTAAACAACGGCATTATGACTACGGCGCGGTTTTTGCAGGACGGCGTAATCAAGATACACCGAGGTTGCAAAGACTGCATCCGCGAGTTTGGGCTGTATCGGTGGGACGAAAAATCCGCCGATGACAGGCCAATCAAGGAAAACGACCACGCAATGGACGAAACGCGCTATTTTGCCTATACGATTTTGAAAAATAAGGCGTATAAGCGCGATTATGTCCCCATTTGGAGCAGATAGGAGTGAGAGGCTATCAAAACTTACAATGACCTTGTTGCGGTCGGAGAAAGTGACCAGGCGCGGATTGGGTTTATTCGCGGAGCAATCAACGAGCATCGAAGCTCACACGCATACAAGACGGCGGCGGATGCTGAGGAATATTACAATGGCCTGAATCCGACCATTAACCGCTATGAAAAGATCATCTACGATATGCAGGGCCGTGCCCACACGGATATGTGGACGGCAAACCATAAGCTGGCCAGCCGTTTCTTCGGCCTGGCGGTGGATCAGGAAGTTTCATATCTGCTGGGCAACGGCGTAACCTTTGCGGAGAAGGAAACGCCGAACAAGCTATGCCCGGACTTTGACCAGGAAGTCATGGATGCGGCGCGGGCGGCGAAAATCGCAGGCGTATCCTTCGGCTTTTGGGATCTGACGCATCTTCGGGTGTTCTCCCTGCTTGAGTTCGTCCCCCTCTATGATGAAGAGGACGGCGCGATGAAAGCCGGTATCCGGTTCTGGCAGGTGGCACAGGATAAGCCTATGAGAGCGACGCTGTATGAGAGCGACGGCTTTACCGAGTATTTCCAGCCTAGCGGCGAGGATATGGCCGTCATGCAGCCAAAGCGCAGCTATAAGCTGATCGAGCGCAAGGCGGAAGTCGGCGAAACAGAGATTTACGACGGCGGGAATTATCCGAGTTTCCCCATCGTCCCGCTGAAAAACAACAAGCGGTGTCTCTCCGAAATCGTCGGCAAGCGCAACACCATTGACGCGCTGGATCTGGCGTCCTCGAACATGGTTAACAATGTGGATGAGGGCAACCTGATTTATTGGGTGCTGTCTAACTGCAACGGCATGGACGACCTCGACGATGCAAAGTTTGTGGAGCGCTTGAAAACCACGCATGTTGCCCACGCCAACGGCGATGATGGCGCAAAGGTGGAGAGCAAGACCATCGAGGCCCCGTATGAGGGCACGAGCAGCACCATTGATATGCTCAAGAAGAAGCTATACGAGGATTTTCAGTGCTTTGACGCTGCGGCGGTATCTGCCGGGAACCAGACGGCGACCGCGATCAAGGCCAGCTATGTGCCGCTGGATCTGAAAACGGACAAGTTTGAATCCGAGGTCACGCGGTTTATTGTGGAAATTTTGCGTTTGGCAGGCATTGAGGATCAGCCAAGCTACACGCGCAATCAGATCATCAACAAGAGCGAGGAAACGCAGAACATTCTTCTGGGTGCGGCGTATTACGATGACGAATACATCACGAAGAAGCTGCTGACCATCAACGGCGACATTGACCAGTACGAGGACATGGCAAAGCGGAAGGCTGCAGAAGAGATTGACCGGAGCTTTGCGGAACCGGATGCGCCGGAGGTGAACGGCGATGGCGAACAGTGACCTCGGACACAAGCTGACCGATAAGGAGCTTGCGAAGCTGGAGCGGCGTATTGCAACGCTATACCGCGAGGCGGGGGAAGAACTGCGAGCTACCATCGACGCATATGTTGAGCAATTCAAAAAGCGCGACGAGGAAATGAAGGCGCTGATCGGCACCGTGCAGAACGGAAAGGAATGGACGGAGGCCGACTATAAGCAATGGCGGTTCAACCAGATCGGGCGTGGGAAACGCTATCAGGCTATGCGGGACAAGGTGGCACACCGTGTTACCGATGCAAACGCCGTGGCGGTGTCTTACACCAATGACGCAACGCCCGGTATCTACTCCCTTAACCGCAACTATGCGGCGTACACCATCGAACAGGTTGTGGGCAACGTCGGATTTGACTTGTGGGACGAGCAGACGGTGAAACGCCTAATCGTAGAGCAGCCGGGGCTGATGCCGTACTATCCAAAGGATAGAGCACTGAAACGCGGGATTGATCTCGCATACGGCAAGAAGCAAATTACGGCAAGCGTCACCAGCTCCATCTTGCAGGGAAAGAGCATCAAGCACATGGCGGATGATCTGCAAAAGCGCATTACCACCATGAGTCGCGATTCCGCCATCCGCACCGCCCGCACAGCCGTGACCGGCGCGCAGAACGCCGGACGCATGGACAGCTATGCGGCAGCGGAAAAGATGGGCATTAAGCTCAAAAAAGAATGGTTGGCTACGCTGGACGCGCGTACACGCCACTCTCATGCCATGCTTGACGGCGAACAAGTGGCGCAGGACAAGAAGTTTTCTAACGGTTGTCGTTTTCCCGGCGACCCACAAGGACCACCGTGGGAGATATATAACTGCCGCTGTACGCTGATTGCCGCCGTGGATGGGGTAGATACATCAGACGGGCTGCGTAGGACACGCGACGGGCTTATATCTGACATGACATATGCTCAGTGGGAAGCATCGAAGCAGGGATACAGCGGCAAACAGTTATCCCCATATCACATGGGGAGCGAAAAATCTGCAAAGGATGTTACGAAGAAATACATAGATTCTGCCAAGCCCCGCATGGGTAAGGTGCGATACGAGAACGGATACCGCTCCAAAACCCACAAAGAAGAAATAAATGTAGCAAATCAAATTAGAGAGCTGTTCGGCGGGAAAATTGTGCTACTGAAAGAATCGCAGACGCCAGGTATGCAAATGCCAGACATGCTGTGGAAAGGGAAGCAATGGGAAATAAAGTCGATTTCCACAGAAAAAGCCGCAGATAGCGCTCTGCGCAAAGCGATAAAGCAGATACACGGGAATCAAGGAGGGGTGATTTTTGATGTTGCCGATG